GCCCTCAACTGGGCCCCCAACTGGTCCCTCAACTGGTACCCCAACTGGGCCCCCAACTGGGCCCCCAACTGGTCCCCCAACTGGGCCCCCAACTGGTCCCTCAACTGGTCCCTCAACTGGTCCCCCAACTGGGCCCCCAACTGGGCCCACAACTGGTCCCTCAACTGGGCCCACAACTGGTCCCTCAACTGGTCCCCCAACTGGGCCCTCAACTGGGCCCCCAACTGGGCCCGAACCGGCTCGCCTGTCTTGTTTTTCTTCAAGAGAGATTTCAAAACTCCCCAAGCGAGAATGCACATCATGGGGGAACTGAAAAACAGCACAAGAGGCTTGGGTTGACCAATGCGAGAGTAAAATTCGCCGATGATTTCGGTGCAGACTTTGCGGTCCAAAGGCGCAGTGCTATAGCCAATCCGCAACCACTCTTCCCGGAGATCGACTAACCGTTTTTCCTGCGCCTCGGTGAGTTCGGTGATCTTTTTCATTTTAGTCGGCTACATTGCGAATTTGTTCGGGCGTGTATTCGCGCTGCTGCACGATTTCGTAATTCCCTGCCGGGAGAGTCAGCGTGTCATGATCTTCATGCACGATGGCAACGCCTCCCTCTGCCGTCACTGTCAAGCACATACCCTCACCGCATTCCAAGACTTCGGCGGCTTCGAGGTCCGCAATCTTGTGAATGTGCCCCGTGACTTCACCTTCCAGAATGTGACCTGACCGGCGCTTCTTCCATTCGCCTTTCGGGATTGACTTTACTTTCTTGAATAGCAAATCGCCTTGCCGATAGATTTTCACTTTGTCACCTCATATTCGCAGATTCCGCGCTCTGCGTTGCGACACCCCGAGTTTACTCCCTGGTCTTTCCCTCACAGCGGCAACTTTCCTTGCTCTTGATCTGGCCGATTCTTCAAAAACCAGTAGCCCTCTTCAAACGCTTTCTCGAAGCCCTGCCCGAACCTTTTCCAGAGCGCCCGCTGCATCGGGATCGGCAGTTCCCGGTAACAGCGTTTGCAAAACGCCGTGTTTGGGTCTTTCTCTTTCTCGCAGACCGGGCAAACGGTTTCAACGAAGGTGCGTAGAATCGTCATCGCCTGTACTTTCTTCGCGGTCGGGTTATCGGAATGTACGGGCCGTCAATCTCTACCATCCCATCCTGGTCGTATTCATCAAGATTCGGGCATTCATGTTTCGCCAACTGGTGCTTCTGGATCGGCTGTTGATTCCAAGCGTTCACCCCGAGCGTCCGATTTGCATTTTCTTCCGCAGGTTCAAGCCCTTTTAGTTTGGTATTCATGGCCTCCCCAAATCCCGTGGACATGGTTATAGCACCAGCCACAGACCAGCAACTTGCAATGTGGACAGCGAACCCGCCGATGGGGAACATCGTCACCGCAGTCTTGGCAAGTTCCATCATCCCGCGTGCGCCGAAGTTTGGCTTTCAATTCCAGAGATTCGCGCGTTGCTGTGTTGTGATCTTGAACCATTTAGAGACACCCGCCACTTCTTTTCCTGCCTTTGACTTTAGACTTTGAATTTGTAGTTGGGGGTAGCCAGTAACATGTTCAACGGTGTTGCAGTTACTCTTTCTCCCCTGCCAACTACCACTACACACACCACGTCCTTGCGCTATAGGCAGTCGCCTGTTGAGAAGTGGCCACTCAGCGCAGGACTTATTTCTAGCTTGGGGACGCGGGAAAATGGCGAACGACCCATGCACGCGATCACAAATTCCGTGGACGATTTTATGGTCATTAGCCGGATTACCAAGTCGAGTTGGGGCGGTTACTGGCGGCAATCCGGCTAAGAATTTAACCAGAGGACCGCCCCGCCCGACACTGGCATGTTGGCACGCGCGGCGGGAATCTGTCAAGTTATTTCGCATCGAAGTTGAAAACTTTTTGAGACAATCTTTTTGCGGCAATCTCGCAGTATTTTTCTTCTATTTCTATCCCAATTCCCCGCCGACCTAAATCCTTGCAAGCTCTGAGCGTGGTTCCGCTGCCCAGGAAGGGGTCAAGAACAACATCCCCGGGAACGGAAGCGCGGTTGACGAGCCATTTCCACGATTTGATAGGCTTGGGGCATGGATGCTCAGTTTCGCGGTCGGAGTCATAGCAAATGATGCCGTCGGGCTTTAACTGCCCTTGGTAAGGATCAATGCCATAGTAGAAAATCGGTTGCCAGAGACGCATACCCCATCTCGAAATTGACGTGCTTGCCGGATAGTAAAAAGCGCCAATGTGCTCCGGCTCTGGATATTTGTGAATGTTCACCTGCCCAGGGGTGAGCACACAGCGCGGAACTAGCAGGCGCATCTCATTCAAAATTGGCACGACAACCGTAGAAACATAGGCCTGCGTGTCCTCGAACTCGTCGGTATCATAATCTCCCTTGCTGGCATAGCCGTTGTTTGGGCTTAATCCGTGGCGCATTCCAGATATTCCATAAGGCGGGTCCGTCACGATCACATCGCAAGGCTTCGCGATTCGGGCCCATACTTCCCGGCAATCTCCGTGATATATCGTCTGGCACTCCTCCTCAAAATAAGGCCTCATTCAACTTGGCTCCAGTCATGGAACTCAGCCTTCGTGTACACCCGGCCAGCGTCGTACCATTCGCTAATTGCCTGCCTGAAGTGCTCCGTGCAGGCTTCTACGGTTTCCTTCTCCGGTGAGCCGTTTCTAATCTCAACGGTAATCTCATCGGTGAATCCGCGAATGCCAGCCGCCAATTCATCGGGAACGACAACGTAGTATTCGAGTTTCATTCCGTGCGACCTCCCAACTCCCAACAAACGCGGGTTGCCTAACTAACGCTACAGTAAACTAATCGAAGCTCCAACCCAGCCCCCACTTTCCTAAATAGACGGGGTGCCCAACCGGGGCCGACGTAGGTAGTGCTTCGATCCCGGCCCCTGGTGGCAGTTGTGGCACAGCAACTCCGCGTTGTGTAAACAATCGCACTTCTTGCCGATTGAATCTTCGATATGCGACCACTCGCCGACCTGCCAGAGCGGGCCTTCCCAGTACACTCGTATGCTGCATTTCTGGCAAATGCTTTTCTCTCTAGCAAATAGCGCACGCCGTTGGGCTTCCTTGTCCAAACCATGCAGGATGACGTGAGGCTCCCCGAATTTCGGCAAGGTGACATAACTCGCCCGGTCCAGGAATCCAGCTTTCCCAGTGGCCTCTTCATCGCGTTTGAAGCCGTTCAGGGGCATAGGCTCTTTTCTGCCCCTCAGCGTTCCCGATGATCCATAACAAGTAACATTTTGTCGCTATGTTTTTATCATTGAATCATTCGCCGGGAGCGCGGAGCCGTGGCCCGCACGTTCTTCCGCACTCCCGGCCTATTGCTGCGGGGAAGACGAACAGCAAACTCAAGGCCACAACTGATCGCCTTCTTCTTCGGCAATTTCCTCGTGGCAAGCGCATTCGCATTCCTGATCGTTCGGCTCGTCCCATTCGTCGGCGGGATTGCGAATACTCATACACTCTTTCGCATCATAGGCAACGCAGGCGCACCGTTTCTGAATCTCTTCGCAGCGCCTAATGAAATTGGCCGTTTGTTCGTCCATCTCACACTCTGGAGCCTACTCTCCCGGCAGGCTCCGCAAGTCAAAGCAGGGGTTAAAAGCAAAACACGCCTTGCGTTAGGTTTGCGCCCCTACTTCGATCAACTCCTCTTTGGCGTTCAGCCACTCCCACAGACCGCGCACTTGCAGGAACACTTCCATCAGCGCGTCCTCATGCTCAATCACAGGCACAACCTCGAAATCAGGATCGCCCTCTATCTTCGGGAGTCTGACGATCATGCCGTCCATCACGTCAGCGAGTCCCATTTCGCGGAGCGCATGCCGGTAGGCTGCGTTCTGGAGTTTGGCCTCCGCATAGACCGCTTTGCCCGTTTTCCAGTCCAAGAGTGTTGTGGTGCCGTTGATCTCGGCCAGTAAGTCCATTGTGCCCGCATAGCGGTGCTCGTGGCTCCAGACGGGCTGCTCGCAGAGTAGGGGCTTGAACTTGACGGAGTTTCTCCATCGCTCCCAAGCTCCCACGGCCAGCATCGCCGCATCGCTGATAACTGGGCATGGCCCAACGTCGTGCATTAGCTGGGCCTTGATGTTGTGTTCAATCCACTCGTGGGCCTGTGATCCAATTTCGCTCGCTTTCTGCAATTCTTTCTGGCTCGCTTTCATCTTGCCGAGCCTGTCGGCGAGCGCGGTCCTCCAGCCGATCTCCGACATCTTCTCCGTTGTCTGCACGTCCAGGTACAGTTTCGCTGAGGCTTCCAAGACCATCTCCCGTTCCACTTTGGCACTCCAAGCAACCAGGGCAGGTTTCGCGATGGAAGAAAGTATGGTAGTAACGCTGGGATATTCCTTGTCCCCGACTTTGTAGAAACGGCTGCGATCTCCCCATTTGTTCTCCTTCGGCACTCGTTTGGATTTAGTCATAAGAACCTAAAAAGGAATGTCTTCGTCAGTTGATGGGTACGGAGCTTCGGACTCTTCGTCGGCATTGCCATCCGGGTTAGCTTCGAGCGCGGCGCGGCGGTCGCGTTCTTCCTGCCGAATGTAGTCCTTCGGGATTTCCATTTGCTTCAACCCGCGCGGGTAGGGGACGACGGCCTGGACGTTGGCATAGGTGTTGCCGTTCTTTTTGTTGTGAATGATTTGCACCTGACCGTTGACGCCCAGAAGTTTCTCGGGATCGAAGGCAAATAATTCATCTTCCGTGAACGCCTTCCCGCGCCAGGCTTCAAGGAAGGGGCGAAGTTTGTTGTTTTCTCCGGCCAACGTGTATCCGAACATGCGCGAACAGATATGCGGCCTGCCATCTTCAAGCGGCGGCTCTGCATCCACGACCCAGCGAATCTGAATCATGTGCCTCGGTTTGTACAGCGCGGACTTGACGATTCCCTTATCTACCACGTCCACGCACACGCCCGGCCAGAGTCCTTCCGGCGCGGGAGTGAAGTTTCCTTTTGCTGACAGCGGCTTCATCGGCATTTCGTTTTCCTCCAAGAGAATCTACTAAGTTAGTAAACCATTCGTTGAGTGCTGCCTGACAGCGCAGCATTCCAGTCCAAGCACGATCCCTCTCAGGGGGTGTTGTGCTTTTAACCCTCATCGGACTCTTGCTCCGGTTCTTCCTCTTCCGGCTCGTTGACGCCTTTGGCATCCTGCAAGGCTTCTTCGGGTGTTTGCATGGCGAATTCCTTTCTGAGAAAAAGTTGTGGTTCGACAATGATCTCGCGCACTAGTTTCTGCCAGTCAGCCATGTTGGGTCTCCGCTTTTTCTAATTTGATTAGTCCAATGCCTCGTGAAATGTCGCCACCCGCAGCCAGGCCAATGAGAATCCAGCCTGTCAGGTGATTTATCAGCACGTAAGCCGCGATAGCAACCGACCAATCAAACAGCGAACCGAGCGCGTACACGAGGTATCTTTCAGAGTATTTACTCATTTCCACTCCAGCAGGAGCCACACGCAGCCGACGATCACCAGAACGGAAAGCACTTCCCATAGCACGTTGACGGCCCGCTGGCGGGTGAGGCGGGACTGGCGGCGCTCAAAGTTGATGACATCGGACTCACGCATTTTTAGCCTCTGCTTTCAGGTCCAGTTCCAGATGCGACATGGACTGAACTAATTCTTTTTGCTGTTTTTCGAGGGTTTCAATTTCTTTGGCAAGCGAGTCGATTTTGGCGACGACGGCGCGGTTGAATTCGTTGTCACTATAAATGCTGCGTCCATCGCGTTTCTGTCTGTTACCGTTAGCCACGGTCCAAAAAGATGTTTCCCTGTCGTATCGGCCTTTTTCGGCGATGGAGGTGACTTCAATGAATTCAATGTCATTTGGCGAATAGCCGATGCGGATAGCGTTGACGCGCTTGAACGTGGATTTTTCTTTTGGCTCCGGCTTGTCAATAATTTCCTTTGCGTCTTTCAGCGTATGGGCGGACCGTTCGCGTCCGCGCAGTTCAAAATACCATTTATTTTCTGATTCGCGGTATTCGATCTCGACGCTGTGATAGGCGACTTTTGGTATTTCGCTCATTTCAGAGCCTCCAATCGGCGGTCATTGAGATAACTTCTCCAAATTGGCAAAGTACGTTTGTTGAGTCTCATAGAGCAAGCGATTCTCCAGCACTTCAATCTGGTTGCGGCGCAGCAGCACGAGGGATTGCACTCCGTTGCGCTTGGCGGCGGCGAGTAGGCGATGAAGCTCCTCTAAGGCTTGTGGGAGCGCACTCACCGTTTCCGCCGTTTTTTGGGGACTTCTTGCATGCCCCTGATAAGCGTTCGCTTGCCTACCAGTTTGTAGGTGGCGACGAGCGTAGGCCCATTATCTTCAATCGCATCTTCAGGCAACTCATTCGCTGAAAGCCAGCCTTCGTCACCATCGGATTTGATAGATACAAAAAGCAGGTTGCGCAACTTTGGTTTGCTCACTGTCCGCTCCCTCCTGTCAGGTAAAAGACATATTGTTAGCTGTAATCTACGTACAGTTCCCGCAACCATGCTTTCACTTTTTCAGGACTGCCCCAGCAAGTAGCAGGTGCTTCGTTGTAGAGAAAATTCACGATGTCGAACAAGTGCTCACGGTTCTCTTGGTCGGCGCGTCCAAACGATTCTTTCAAATCATTGCTGAGGACAGCGGACAAGAATCCGCCCGGTTCGATGTGATTTTCGATGTACCGTTTGAGTCCCGGTAGAGTGTGCACCGGTACTTTACTTTCGAGTTCAGTCATGTACGATCTCCCTTCCCAGTTACAAGACGGGTTCCCCCGCTAAGGCTACAAAAGTTTCTGTACGGCACCCCCCAAGCGGTCTGGAGATGGGTGCTCACAAAGTTACGATTTCTGAATCAGCCGCTTGCCTTCGAGCCTGCAAATCGCTGCTGCGACGTGAAACGGCATGTCATTTGCATCAGCGTATTCAGCGATCTGGAGCTTGATTTCGTCTTGCTCGCTGACTTGTTCGTTCTCGTGCAGTTCCATCATGTCCTTGGCGATGTGCCGCGCTTGCCAGGTCGTTGTTGCTTGATACCGCTCTTGGTAGGTCATTGTGTTGGTCTCCATGCACAGAGAATATACAATCCGCAAATTGTTGTCAAGCACAAAATGAGCTATTGACAAAGATTTTTGGATGTGCATAATTGGAACATGGGGCGAGACCCTGTAAATGCGACTGCTTACCAGAGGCAATACAAGCGCAAATTGCGTGCAAAGTGTAGATTGCAGAGGATTTGTACGCGGTGTTGTATTCGCAAGGCCAAGCGGGGATATATCTGTTGCGCGGAGTGCATTGAGGCCACGCTGGAAACATATCACGCAAGCAAACCGGCCAAGCCTCAGCAGCGACCTGCCTCGCCGGCAGGCAGGTTGGTGCCTGCATGAGGGACGCGGGGCTGAAGTTTCAAGATGAGCGACGTTTGGCAACAACCCCGATAGTACCTATGGAAACCGCAAAAAAACTACGCTATAACTCCCATTAACATATTATGGCGCGTCCTATAGGCAGCAAGAGCAAACTTCCAGAGGTTCGGGCTTTCGTGCGCCGGATTGAGAACCGCTTGGCGAAGGGCGGTGACACGGGCGGTCTTGAAGCATTCGCTTGCCGCTTGATGACTCATCCAGCGCGTGAAGCGATGGAGACTAAGTTCTTTGCGCATGAAGGAGTTGTGACTGATTCACGCGAGACGATTAACTGGGCCGCTCGTTTGAAGTCGGCGGAGATTGCAGTGGGTATTTGGCGCACGCTGTTGCAGTACAAACTGGGAATGCCCGCGCAAGAAATTCAGCATAGCGGACAGATTCTTCACACGTTGACGGCCACTGAAAAGAAAGAAGCAACCGAGAGCTTAAAGCGCATTGCGGCGTTTGCGGGCGATGAAGACAGCGAAGAGATTATCGACGGAGAGATCGTAGAGGAATGATTTCTTCCACTTATGCGACGAATGAGACTTATGCTACAAGTGAGACGATGGCAACGCTGACGATTCGCGGCATCGAGGAAAAACTGTTCAGGCAATGGAAGGCGAGCGCAAGTTTGGCGGGGAAGAGTTTGAAGAACTATGTGATCGAGAGGCTGAATGAACCGACCGCAGATCATCGAGAAGCGAACGTGCCACGGGTTGAGTCGCCATCTGTGGAGCAACGGCGCAGTCGTGGACCTAAGTCAGTTCCCGCACCTGTCGAACCTTGCAAGCATGGCGCGTACCCAGGACTCTGCAAACACCAGGAGTGCAACCGATGAACGAGATGCCGGGAGTGGGACATGTGGCTCACATGCCGAAAGGGAATGAGATTGTTGGGACCGAGGAGCACACGGCGGATTCGAAATGGCAGTTTTGCGGATGCAAGTCCTGTCGCGGCTACCGTACGCTGATTGATTCACAGCCGGGGACGCCGATCAATTACGCGACCTATCGGAAGAAAGATGAGAGGTACTGACGTGCCTGAGATAGATTTGGCTTCGGCGCTGGAAACGAACGTCCTGAAACTTGGGACCATGACGATGCAGGCTCATGCGGATCGCCTGCTGATTGTGCAAGACCCGTTTGTGAGTGGGTACGAGTGTACGGTGTGCGGCGGCAAGAACGTCATCAATCAAGTTTCGCACGTTATTTGTCCCGAATGTAGCGGACTTGGTTTCAACTGGCGCAAGCGTGATCTTGCCGACGATCTTAAGGTCAAATGTTCCCACTGCGAAGGAAGAGGTCTCGTTCGTTGTCCCGCTTGTGAAGGTAAGGGCGGCGTGATCATCGTGCCGGACGCGAGCGAGCGCAGACCGACGACGGGAACGATAGCGAGTATCGGGAACGAAGTGACGCATTTCGAGCGCGGGCAGTCGGTAATCTATCCTTCCTTCGCGGGCCATGCTTACGATCTGACGGCGGAGGACATGCAAGGAAATCCTGTGCAAATCACCATCGTCATCTTGCGCGAGTCGGAAGTGCTGGCGAAGATCAGCGGCCACCTTGAACTTCGTCGTGTAAAGAAGTCGGCGGCACTAGGGACAGCGGCGTGAAATGGCTCGTATTGCCGATCCCCACTGACGATCCCACAGCCTACAAAGACGCAGTACGCCTGAACGCACTCGGTCAACTGTTTTTCTTCAACAACTACGTTCTGCGCAAGACCCGCCTGGCGAAACTCCACTGGCAGATGTGCAAGTCCGTCGAGAAGGAAGACCTGCACTTGGTCCTTGAAGAGCCGATGGGCCATTTCAAGACGACCATCGGAATCGGGTTAAGCATGTGGTGGGCGCTGCCGTTCACGGAGCGCGATGAATTTCTCATGCGCGAGCTTGGTTATGACGATGCGTGGATACGCTGGATGAAGTTCGCGCACGACCAGAACACCCGCACGCTCGTGACGCATGAGATTGAAGGCCGGGCTATCGACATGGGCAAGGAAGTGGATGAGCACTACCAGCAGAACGACCGTTTCAGGCATGTGTTTGAGGACATTCTTCCGTCGAACACAGTAACCTGGAACGATCACAGCAAGTTTCACAAGCGGATGAAGGGAGCCGCCAACATTGACGCTACGACTGGGACGTTTGAGTATCGCGGTGTTGGTCAGGCTCTGCAAGGAATCCACCCGGACTCCACGATTCAGGATGACAACATGGGGCGTGCTGCGCAGGAGTCGATGCTTCATGGTGATGGTCGAGTATTGGAAGGTCTTATTCGATGGCACCGCCAGCTTACCACCCGCCTTGATACTGCGGCCTTTGACGCGTCAAGCATCGGTCGGCAACTCGTCATCGGGAACCGCTGGGGGCACGCCGACTTGAACAGTTGGATCAAGGCCAATCAAAAGCAATTCACATTTGAGACACACTCAGCGGAGGGCGGTTGCTGCAAACGTCATCCAGCCAATCAGCCAATCTTTCCCGAAGAATGGTCAATGGTTCGTCTGGCGCAAAAGCGGGCTGACATCGGCACCTACGACTATGCGCACTTCTATCTGAATCAGAGCGTGCTGCCGGAAGAGTGCATCTTCAAACCAGAGTGGCTGAAGTACTTTCGCTTCAAGCAATCTCGGCCTGACCTGGACTTGGAAGATTTACGAAACCAGCTTCTTATTGAGCACGAAGTCTACAACGGACAGACGATTGAGGATGTGCCGGCGGGCGTGCTGCATCGGCGCATGATCGTGGACCTCAATCATGCCAAGAAGAAAAGCCGCTGCAATCACGTCATCCTGGTTGTGGGTTGGAATCCCGAAGATGACAGACTGTACTTGCTGGAAGTGTGGGCGCAGAATACGCAGTACTCGGTGCTGGTGGACAAGTATTACGAGATCGGCCACCGCTGGGGAATGCGCGAGGCGTATTTGGAAACGGTCGCGGCGCAGAACTTGATGAAGTTCTATCTTGACGAGCGGAACACCAAGGAGAAAAGACCGATTTACGTGAACGAATTGCCGTATGATAATTCCGAAAATGCAAAGACGAACCGCATCGAGGCGGAAGAGCCGATGTTCAAGAACGGACAGTTCTGGTGCCACCGAAGCCAAACGGCATTCATCAGTGAGTACAATAGTTATCCCGCTGGGTTGAAGGACGTGCTGGACACGTTGGGTTACGTTCCGCAGACGTTGAACATGGTGCGGGACAAGAACGCAATGAAGTGGTTTGCGGGGCAGCAAGAGGCGTTCGCTTCGCGGGAAGCGGGGCCTGGGGGATACTGAGGTGATGCCACAAGAGTCAATCGCCACGGAAGAAGAGTTCCCTGAGTCCGTTGTGGACGAGATGCTAGACGACGAATACGGCCCGGATAATTCAGACGCAGACGACGAGGAGTAACCTTTGGCAACGCTCCCGCAGATCGCTCCTGAGCAAACCCCGAAATTAAGCTATCGCAGCAAGCGTAAATTTGAAATGCGTGAGACTTCGTTCTCAAAGGACGTGGACGAAGCCATCAAGACTTGGCTGTACGAGCAAATCCGCGCGCGACGAAGGCAACTAGAGAATCGGCACAAGAAACTGGTACCCGAGTGGCGGCGCATCGCGGAGGGCAGACCGAAGGAAGAGAAGAAGTCGTGGCCGTTTGAGAACTGCGCGAATCTCGTCCATCAAATCGTAGGCGAAGCCACGGACGATTTGGCGGCTCGCGTCATGGGAATTATCTGGGCCACGGCTCCCATCGCTCTCTATCGCTACTTCACGAAGTCCAAAGACCCGCAGGAAATCGAAAACAACGCGAAGAAGTCGAAGATACTCGAACAGGCGATGGATTACTTCGCCTACGAGCCGAACGAGCTGGACCTGTGGAATCGGGAGAACATCTGGTTCAGCGATTCAGCAAAATTGGGGACAGCTTGGATATGCGCCGTGCCGGAGCAGCGCGTCGAGCAAGTCTTTGTCGGCTATGACAAGACGGCGAAGGGATCGAACTTTGAAGAGGCCACGCTGTACGAAGGTCCGCGTGTGCTGAACTTACGGGATGAGGACACGCTCTACGATCCAGAAGTGGATACGCCGGAAGATTCCGACTTCTTCTCGCGCAAGGTGACGCTGACGCGACGGATGCTGCAAGAGCGCGAGTTCAAGGGTCTCTACAAGAAAGGCTCGGTCGCTTTGATTCTCGGGCATCCCGACCGTTACGGCCCTGACGAGACGCGGCGCAAAGCGGAGAAGACGAAGGGCACGGGCGACGCGAGCGAAGACAAGGTTCTCGCCGAGTGGGACATCGAAGAGTGCTATTTCTACTGGTATCACAATCACAAGAAGTTCCGCCTGATTGCGTGGTTTCATTACGAGACAAAAACGGTGATGAACCAGGTGTTCAACTTCATCCCTGAAAACCAGATTCCCGTGGTGCGCACGCGGCTGTCGAGCGGAGAGAAAGGCATGAACGGCACCGGCTATGCGTCAATGCTGAAGTATTCGCAGGAAGAGATCAGCACGGCCAAGAACCAGCGCACGGACGCGATCACTTGGGGAATGCTGGGCATCAATCGTGCCAGCCCGATGAACAAGAACATTGACAGAAACTTTAAGATATTCCCCGGCGCGGCAGTTCCGTTCAACAAGGACGAGTTCGAGCACTACGACGTGGGCAATCCAATGATGGGAAGCCTGTCGCTGGAGAACGAAGCGGCCATGATCCAGCAGGCGCGGGAGCGGGCGGGCGTGGGTCCGGCTGTGGCGGGGCAGGGCGCGGGCGGATTGATGGGAAGGGGGCGCAATGCGCAATACGGAAGCATGGGGACGCTCGCCGTCATGCAAGATTCGAATACCCGCGTGGCTCACCGAACGAGTGATTTCCGACACGCTCACGTCAAGCTATTCGGGCTGCTTACTGACATGTATGGGGCTATGGGCCTCGGAAGAAAAGGATCGCTCTTCGGATTGGATGATCGTTTGCTTGACGAGGCGCTGCAGGATTATTTGGAACGTCGCGTAAAGATTCCCATTCGCGCGGCGACGGCCAGCGCCAACAAGGAAGTCACCAAGCAGAACGAGCTTCTCTTGAATCAGGCGACCATGCTGTATGTCAAAGAAGCCTCGACCATGATTCAGGCAGTGCAGAATGCCCAAGCGCCGCCGTTCTATAAGAAGTGGCTCGTGAGCATCATCAAGTCTCGAACGCGGCTCATGCAGCAGATCGTGCGGGACTTCAATCTGTCCGACCAACCGGAGGAATACATTCCTGACGTGGAGTTCCCGGAAGAAGAAGGAGCGAAACCCAATGGTCAAGCGCCGGGTGGAGTCGATCCAAGAGTCGTTCAGATGGCCCAGCAGTTTCGCCCGTCTGGAACAAGCGCAGTCCCTGGTAGCACACCCGGCATGGGCGAATCTCCTAACGGACCTGCGGCTGCTGCACGCGGACCTCTCCCATCGCGTAGTGCATGAGATCAAACCAACGCCGGAAGGACAGGCGGAGCAGAACTTTCAACGCGGTCAAGTGGCGATCCTGGAACGGCTCCTGGAGTTTGAAGAGGAGATGAAAGAATGGCAGCAGTCGCACAAGTAGCGATGAAAAAAGAAAGCTCGCCATTCCTGATTGAACTGCCGGAAGAGTTGAAGTGCCAACTACGCGAAGAAAAGCCCAAGAACCTCTCATTGCGCCGCTACATCGTAGTTCTGCTTACGAACAGACCTCTCGCACAGTTATATAAGAATAATAGACGTTAGGTTTCTTTTCGTTGAGGAAAGTAGGACACTTACGCGCTGAGGGGAAACCGCATGGCGTGGCCGTTTGGAAAGAAGGAAGGGCAGACCGAAGACGATGCCAAGAAAGAACTAGACGCTTTCATCGACCGCATCGGGACGAGCCTCGAAGCCAAACTCGAAGAAAAACTCAAGCCCATCCGCGAGGAAGTAGGCGCTGTCAAGACGAAGTGGGAGGCGCTGGAAAAAGCAGCCGGAGAGGGCGGAGGAAACAACGGCTCTGACAATGGCGGCGGAGGCGGCGAGGAACTTACCCCCGAGCAAAAGCTGGAATTGAACAACCGCAAGCATCTGGCCCTGACGATTGCCACCAACGCCCGCATCACGGAAGGCGAAATCCTCGGAGAAGTTTCCACGCAAGGACTTAGCGAATTCATTCCCAAGATCAAAGAGTATTTCCAGAACACTCCCATCGACCGCAAGGGACAGGCCGACTACGCCGTGTATTGCCGGAACATCGTCAACATGGTTGTGGGAGAGGCGGCGCGAACGGGCGGACTGCGCTTCGACGGCAACAACAAGAAGTTCTTTCTAGAGGATGCTGGGGGCAAGGGCGGCGAGAACCAGCAGTATGATTTTCTCGCAGGCGACATGGCTTGGACCGACCCGCGTTCTGGCAAGGTTGTCTCGGCCAGCCAGCAACTAGCGAAGCTGGGCATCAAGCCCGAAGAGTTCGCTGAAAGCATCAAGAAAGGCGTGGTCTGATGGCAGGGGAACTACCGGCCTCATTCGTCCAGCAATTCCGGGAAGCGGCTCCATCGTACCGTCCGGGGCAGAACGAAGAAGCGGACGCACTCTTCAATCCTTCGATCACCGCAAGACCTCTGCACGTTCCAATGGCTGGGCAAATCCAGAAACGCTTGAACCGGGAGATGGAATACTTCTGGGCGTTCGACCGTCTGGGGCAGAACCCTTATCACGAGCGCGTTGACCGCTTGCGTGCCGTGGGATTTGAATACGCCACGACCAAAGACGTACAGATGGCCGTGGACGACGTGATTAAGGGCAAGGACGACAAGGGCTTCTCGAACGAAATTCGCAACGGCGACTTGCGACTGATGAAAGTTCCCAAGCAACGTTGGTTGGAGATTCGCAAGAGCCAGCAACTACAGGCCATTATGATGATGAACCCGCGCGGCAAAGCGATGGGCGACGACGGGACAGTCATGGGCGTGCAAAGTCTGATACCCGGCGTGAGAACGACGGTTACCGACGAGCCGATTGAGGACATCCGCGCACGGGCAGTAGTGAGCGACGCGGCAAAGGATTTAGCTGACGGGCAGATTCGCGGGAACGCGAGTGTGGTGTCAAAGGATTCGATCAACAAAACGAGGGGGTAAAGTCTCGTGAGTAATTTCGCGGATGCAATTTTTCCAGTACAGAATCTCGGCGGGGCTGTGAGTTTCGCTGTCGGCTATCAAATCGAAGAAGCTGGACAGACCTTCGTTATTGGCACGCCTGTGCAAGTCAAGGCTGCGGACGGCGGGCTGCAAGCGTGGGATGGCGCGACAGTTGTGCAAGGAATCGCCGGTATAGCGATGGAGGCTGGCAACAACCTCGGCGCAACGGGCAGCGGCGCTCCTGTAGGATTCTCGCCGATCTTGGGAATTGGTTCCGTCGTCGGGAATTTTGCGGCGAATCCTAATCAGGCGTCAGCAGTTATTACCCCGCCTATGGTTCCCATGTCTGATGGCCGCTTGCGTTTCTGGCTTGCCGCACCAGGCACGGTGTTTATCGCCAAGTTGGGAACGAGCGCGACGAACACTCCGGTGGCGACGGCTCAAACTCAAGTCGGAACGCTCGCTGGTTTGACGAAAGACCCCGGCAATAACTTCTGGTTTGTGGATACCAACAAGACCAACACGGTGAACATCGTTGCCATTTCTCCGCTTGAAGCGATCGGCACTGTTGGCGGCCATGTGTTCTTCACGATCCAAAACGGCGCAGCGCAATTGTTCGCGTGATAAGTGGACTGACTAAAAATAATTAGCAGCCACAGGAGGTAGAAAAATTCCATTCAATACGCAAATGAGCCGCGCAAACTTCCCGCCACTGCTGGCTCCTGGGATGCGTCATATTTTCGTGCAATTCTTCGATCTTAAGCAACGCTCCCCGCAGTACACGCACTACCTGAACGAGATGACTTCGGAAGATGCGTATGAGATCGACTACGAATTGTCCGGGACCGGCCCGATGCCGGAAATGCCGGAAGGGACGCGACCGATTGCGGACGGCATCGTGCAGGGCGGAACGAAGAAGTACGTGCATCTCCAGTACGGGCTTCTTTCGCAGGCCACGCGGCAACTGATCGCCGACGACAAGTACGGCATCATCCGGCAAATACCGAAGGCGCATGGACGTTCGGCGCTGTTCGGACGCGAAGCCGTGTCGGCGTCGATCTTCAATCTGGGCGGCACGACGCTGCTGACGAATACTGGAATCTCGCTATTCAACACGTCGCAGCCGTTGCTAGGCGGCGCGGAAGCAACGAACTTGGCGCCCGGCATATCAAACATCATCACGTCGAGCGGAACATATCCCAATCGTCCGAACCCGGACGCGGACCTGAGTTTCACGGCGCTACAGCAGGCCATCAACATTTTTACGAGAATGCCCGATGGACGCGGCATCCCCGTTCACGTACAGCCACGGCACTTGATTCATCCGCCCGAGTTGCGCTGGATCGTGCGCGAGATTCTCGGTTCTCCGGGAAAGCCCTACACCAACGACAACGAACTGAATGCGCTGCAAGCCGATAACCTGCAAGGTCTGGAATTGAACTACTTGACGAGCGCGAGCGCATGGTTCCTGATTGCCGAGAAAGAGGGCCATCAGATGAAATTCTACGAACGCGAGCCGATCATGGCGCAGACTGACGACGACTTTGCGACGCAGGTGTTGCTGTTCTTGAGCACGCAGAGATTTTCCGTGGGAGCTACGACCTGGTACGGAACGTTCGGCAGCTTCGGGCCGTAGAGGATTAAGGTAACAACATGGCTGAAAACGGTAATCCAACGCGGAAGGATGCGGGCGTCCCGCCGATGGCTGTGACGGCGCTGCAACTGGTCATCACGTTCGATCAGGTGACTGGGGCGCTCAACGTCACAGGGCCGATCCAGAACGCGGTGATCTGTTTCGGAATGATGGAAGCGGCGAAGGACGTGATCCGAAAATACATTGACGCGAATCAGGGAAAGATTCTGCATCCGGGCACTGGACTGCCAACGATTGCGAGTTGACCTATGCACCACGTAGCGAAGATCACGTTCGGAAAAGTTGAAAATCGTCCCTACCATGCGGAGTGCTCTTGCTCAACGGCGGGAGATTTCGCCAGCCACCAGGAGGCTAGAGACTATTTGGCGATGCACTTGTCGCGGCTTCAGGGCATCAACTCAGCCGAATTCCAGGATGCAACGGTAGCGCCGGTGCCTATCCCGCAGCCGGAGAAGGTTCCTGAGCAAGAGGAGCCAGCGAAGGTCGAACCACAGCCGGAAGAGAAGGCAGAGGCGGCGGGCGAATGATCTTACGTCAACTCGGACCTTACTTTACCTGCATGAGATGTCAGCGCAAAGCTCCCATTGACGATATGGAATGGGACAACGGCAGGTTGGTATGCAGGCTGTACTGTTCCATCGACGGCGCGATTAACGGGAGTCTGGAACTGGCGTGGGCGAAGGAAGTAGGGCGCGACCGACAGGAGCGCGTACCTGAACCTAAGCTCATCAATCCAGTTGATCCTGCTCTTCAAATAGAAACGCTGCCAGCCAGCAGCGGAGTTTATTAGTAATTGATCCTCAACGAACCCATGTGCCGGTGCGAAGTATTGACCCGGTGGGAGGAGAAAACGAATGTCCCGTACCAGAGCGAGCCTAGAGTCCGATACCCCTTCATTTGATGGCCTGATTCCTCTCGCGCCCGGCGCTGATATTGTCAATACCGGGGCGACCGCATTCACGATCACGAAGATTGCGACGGGCGAGTTTTCGCTTCACTACGCGGCTGCCGCTGGCGCTGTTGTAGTTTTTGCTGGTGTTACAGGTCTGATCTTCCGCACAGGTTCGCAGGATGATGTTCAAGAGTTCTTCGGTTCGGCGCGTGCCGGAGGAGCGCAGGGTCTTTCAGTGGGGAACCCGATTACCCTGATGACGTCAAGTTCTGTCGCCGGGTCTGCTGTAAACCTAGCCGTTTTTTCCAGCGTCGGATTCACAGTTGGTTCATTCGTCACGGTCGATACGGTAGCGAGCGGAGTTCAGGAGTTCGCGCAGATCACCGCCATCCCTGACGCCACGCACATCACCGTGAATAAGCTCGCCAACGCGCATACCGGGGCGGCTACGGGCGGCGCTCCCATCACGCAGAACATATTCACGACTCCAGCCGACGTGAGCGGACGCCCTCCGTTCACAGGGCTATCGCAACTGACGCCCGTGACGGTGGCGAGACCCAAGGGAATTTCTCTGACGGCCTTGCAGGTGACTTACCTAATTACCGGAGCGAACCTGACCGTTCCGACAATTGGAATGTTTGCGGTCCAGTATCCGAATCTCACGGCTCCAACAGTCACGACATTGATCGCTCAGGCGACCAACAACTTGCAAACGGCGACAAATGCGCAGGCGTACACGACGCCCATTCCGGTGCCGATAGCAAATCGCGGTTTCATCGTTACTCCGAATACGCTGGTCGCCATCGAGATGGATTTCAATGTGGGAGCGGCTACGACGATAGACATTATTGGAATGACGCTAAGTTGTGCGTTCAATTACGACTGAGTTCCTATGGCTCAAATAGCCGCTAATCCCTGGAGTTTCGTAGCCGCTGATGCGGCGACTACGCTTGCCTTGACGAGCATCGTCAATCAAGGCGAGTCGTTGCTGGTCACGAGCGCGGCGCACGGATTTGCGGTGGGTTCGAGCGGGCAGGCAATCAGCTTGCAGGGCGGGACGATTGGAAACTATGCAGGCGGCTATCGTGTGGTAAACGTTCCGAGCGCGACGACGGTCTTGCTTCAGAACCAAATGAAGAATCGAGGGTTGGCGAACACGGGGGCAACGGGGAACATGCTCACGCCAGCCGCGTACTTAGACATGATTCGTGCGGAGCAAATTCTTTGGTCGCCCCAAGCGGCGGGAGATACGCTGTCTCTGACGGATGTATTCGGTAACTTAGTGTGGAAACCAACATCGGCAGCAGCACCACCTATCGGACCTTACACATACGGCAAGGTGTTTTGGATTCGCGGACTCGTTATCAATACATTTACTGGATCAGGAACGCTCCAGATCACGATCAACTGAGGGGCGCATGTGTCGATTCAATGGGGCAAGGCTGGATACTTCGAAATAACTTACAAAGGCTTCGACGGAGGCCTCAACGTCCAGGAGCCTGAGACCGAAATTCCTGACAATTGCACTCCTTTCGCAAACAATTTCCAAATCAGAAACAAAGAGCTTCGGTCGTGTGCGAGTTTCGCGCTCCAGTACGCCGGAATGGATGCCATCAACCCGGCGCTCGGTCTTTATAGTTTCAACGACGTAAATTCCGTTACACACACTGTAGGCTGGAATACGCGCGGGCTGTGGCAACTAGCTCCCTCGGGACTTCCTCCTGGTGCGCTGTCGCCGTGGTCGATTCTCGGCGGTCCGAATCTGGTTGCTGGGAATCCTGTCGCGTATCAGGCATTCGCCAACGTTCTTTACTACACGAACGGAGGAACGTTTCTCTCGTCGTGGGACGGCATCGCTACGTCGCCCACAGCTTCTAATTCCGGTGCGCCCGGCGCAACTTCGGTTGCGGCGATAGCGACAGCGGATGCGCCGACCATCGTGCCGGGTTCCACGGGTCCGCTTTCGTTTGGGGGATTATTTCTCGGAGAGTTGAACAACCAACTCTTGCTCGCCAACATTTCGCTTCTCGATAATCCCAACGGAACCATCTACAGTTTCCCAAACCGTCTATGGTGGAGCGCAAACGGAATACCAACGCAGTGGGATTTCGCGTCCAATACCAGCGCGGGAGAGAACGATTTCCTCGATGTGCCGGACGCCATCACGGGACTTGTCACGATTGGTGTCAGCGGCTACCTGTTCCGCACCAATGGAATCACGTTCTTTACGCCAACGGGAAGTTCTCTCGTACCGTTTCAGTTCGATCATCTCTGGGCGTCCAATCATGGAATCGGCAACGTCTACTCCTGGTCGATCCACAGTTACGGTTCCATCGTGTGCTTCATCTCGGTTGAGCAAATCTATCAAATGGGCGTGGCGAGTTTCGAGGCGATTGGAGGGAAAGCTCGAGACGCGATCATGGCGGACTTGGCTTTGACGAGCGGAGTTCCTACAGCGGCCATCGTTCCCACGGAGAGACTTGGCTACGTTTACTTGACCTACAGGATTTCGATTCCTCTGACGACGTTCACGCGACACTATTGGTACTCCATCGAAGACAAGAACTGGATGGCGTTCGATACGCCGGGACTTCTTCAGACGGGCCGATGTGAAGAAGTATGGACAGGCACGCTAGGGAGCCTGCCTATCGGAGCGCAGCCGGTAGGAACGGGTGTTACTGGGGGCGGCAGTAGCGGGAGTGGCAGCGGAGGGGGCGGAGTTGGTCGAGGTCCATTCCGTGGCGGGAATCCGAATTGAGTGAGGAGTGATGCGTGGCGCAATCGACGGGTGGCGTCGCAACAACAAGCAGACTCACGCTCTACCCGATGCAGAACGCCGTCACGGGCATCATCGGGTTCTACGCTTTCGACCCAGCGGGAGGCTATAACGATCCGCTTGCTAGTTCGTTTTATGCGTTCAAGGTCGAGGATGTCATGCAGGGCAGGACGCCGACGATCAGCCGGGTCATTGTGACCTATCGGGACTTGGGACTGGTCACGGCTGTCTTCACGTTGACGGGAACGCAGGACAATCAGGTGGTGGGAGGTCTGACCGGACAAGGCTCGATGCAAGTTGTTCAGATGGGCAACGCTCTGGCGACGGGGAAGTTGATGACGATATTCGTGGGGATTTCTCTTTCAGCGCAAAACATTCAGTTGATGATCACGCGGGCGGCTGGAGCCGGACCTCTTTCGATTGCTAAAGTTCTGCTGTGCGGACGAGTAGAGACAGGGGAATACGCTTGAAAGCCCAACGCATCGTACTCTCGAATCTGACGTTGAAGGGCTTGCATGACTGGATGATCAACCATTCGCGAGTGCTCGCAGGAAATGTCAGCTTCGGCGACACGATGACAAACAAAGAACCTGGAAGAAATATCCAGTGCTGGAAAGCGAGCGGGACGACTCCGGGAGCGGCGAACACGGATTTCACCATCACCCACAGTTTAGGCAGAATTCCGATCACGATTGCGGCGCAGGATACGAACAACGGCGGATTGTTGTACCGTTCCAGCGTAACCGCGTGGACAAAAACCACGATCACACTGCGCTGCACGACTGCGACAGCGGCTTATAATGTCGTGGTAATTTAGGAGGCGAAGTGCCGAATATCTCCGTTCTTTTGAACGCCACGCTCAGCGCGACAGACACGACGCTTTCGCCGAGCGCGACCATCGTCACGCGCAACCTGAATAACCCAACGCTCGCCGGAACGGTTGTATTCTACGACCCGTTCTTTCAAGCGTTGGCGGCAGGTTCGGCGGTCACACTGCCAGCGGCGACGTGCTGGTGCGCGTTTGTGAAGAATCTGGACGCGGCGGCAAATCTGACCGTTGCGTGGACGGCTGTAGGTGCGGCTGGTTCGAGCACGTTCTTGCTTGTGCCGGGCGGTGTGTTTATCTATCTTCAGCCGACAGAGGGCGCGGGCGGATTTACGGCCATGACCTTGACGGCATCGGCGGGCACGATCAACACGGAAGTTTTCGTAGCGAAGTGAGGAGAGATGGCGCTTCCCAATCCGACGAGTATAGTTACTGCAGGAGCGACGCTTTCGGTTAGCGATATAGTTTCGAGTGCGCAAATCGTGAATCGCGTTGTTCCGAGCGTAAACTTCAAAGCTCTAGAGGTTCAATATCAGGGATATGTAAACGTAGCAGCGGGAGGATTGACCGGATTTACTCCTATCGCACCAGTAATTTCTTGGGCTGTTGTATTCGTAAGAAATTTTGGAGGTCAAGGTTCTGGGAATGTTGTAATAAACATCACTCCAACTGGCGGTGGTTTAATCGCTGCATTGAATCTGGATGTTGGGGGAGTCTTCTTATATATATCTCCTTTATTAAGCGCTGTGACCATTAGTGCGATAGCTCCAGGAATCACAGCCATGACGATAACTACTGGATCGACGACCTCTGGCAATTTGGAGCTTTGTCTAGCAGGATGAATCTCCCCGGCGCATCAACGGCGAAAATCAGCGACCTTATCCCCAAGGTCCAGTCCGACCTACAGAATCGCCAAGACGTGAACGAATCGAACTCCAATCCCGAAATGCGGCCTTCGGCATGGATTCGGGACGCGCTGCGCGAAATCACCGAGAGTATGCCATTCGAGGAATTGCGGCAGCCGAATCCGCCGATGGTGACGATTGGACCGGGGCTGGGCATCGGCGGAAGCAACTACAAGTACAAAGTCAGCGCGTTTCTGAATGCGGGCGACGATGTGACGTTGATGGAAGACCCGGTAATTTTCCTGACGGGAGCAACGGTCGGAACAGCTTCCACGCTGAATAACGTGCCTTATCCGATGGATTATCTCACGCCAAAAGCGATTGCTCCCTTGCTTGGAATTCCGGGAGGGATTCCGTTCAAGTATACGCGCTTCGGAGATCAGTTTTGGTTCGGTACGCAACCGGGGCAAAACTTTCTTACGTATTTGCCCTATCAGTTGAGGCACCCCTTCAACGAGGATAGTTTGCAGCAATCGCCCGTCTATATTCCGAATTCGTGGTTCGACATTCTTTCGATGGCAGCGGCGGAGCGGGGAGCCATCAAGCTGCGCTGGAACGATCAGGCAGACTACCTTCACAAGGCATTATACGGCGATCCGGCGAGCCAAATGAAAGACGGGACACTTGGAAGACCCGGTTTGATTGCGGCGAGAGTCCTGCAACAAGAACGGGATAGGCGATTGTCTACCATTCAAATTACGCCTATCGTGGCGAGATACTAATGGGAAGCACGATCAACCCGTTGTTTCAAAACTTCATCGCTGGACAAAATCCAACTGGCAATCAAATCGCGTTGCCTGGCGTGCAGCAGACGAATACTCAGGGCGCTAATCCTCTATTGCCGAAAACGAATCTTTCTCCGAACGTGGCGGGAAGCGGCAACCCATACGACGTAGTGCCTGCTACGCCTGGTGCTGCACCCGCGACTGCGCCGCCTAATTTCCCCGCGAACACTGGGCCGTATACCTCAACGGGAGCCGGACCCTTGAATGCCGCCCCTGGTTCACCCGGCAGCACGATGTTTGGTTTTCCTACCGGCGACAAGCAGCAGCATCAACTTTGGACGGACTTGAAGAATGCTTACGGTCCCGGCATGGCCGGAATGATTTTCAATTTCTTGCAGGGAGGAGCGGGCTACAATCAGCAGGCGATAAGTAATTTGCTCGCATCGTTGCAGCCTGGCATTCAGCGCGGGGAAGAAGATTTGATGTCGCAGTTCAGCGCATCGGGGAACAGGTTCGGGAGCGGCGCTCAGATCGGCTTGGGGGATTATCTTTCGCGTGTGAACCTGAACGAAGGAGAACTGATCACGCAGATGTACGAGCAGGCGCTCACAAACTACATGGACGTGATGATGGGATCGGCGACTAAGACATCTCCGGGACCGAGCATCTGGGACAAGATTATGGGCGGTCTGGGTCTTGCCGGGTCAGGTGCTTCAGGCGCATCTGCCGCGATTACAGCATCGAATCCCAACGCGAATACTGGGGTACTTGATACGATAGCGGGTGCTCTCGCTGGTTTTTAAGGACTAGAAATGCCAGACGGACTACAAACCGCAGTGCCGGGGCAGGAACAAGTTCCTGGCACACCGCCGTTCATGCAGTCGCAAAGCGGGCCGACGAGCGGAGGCGTGGACGAGCAGACCAAGAGAATTCTTGCCGCGTTGACGCAGGCAGCTACTCAAAAGAGAGCCGCTGGCACACCTCACCCGGTATCTCTTCCCGGCACAGCTAATCCGATGAACCCGCCTTCATACATGACTAGCGGGCCAAATCCTCACGCCTGGGGAGCGGAACGGTTGATGTACGGCGTGCAGTCGATGATTCGCAATGCGGTCAACCGCCAAAAAGAACAGCAAATCACGAAGGCCACGGCGGATTGGGAGTACGCGCAATCAGCCTTGAACGAGTATTACGCGGCGCAACAGAGCGGCGACCAGGAAGCGTTGAAGTCGGCGCAAGGAAAACTGGATGTGGTGTTCGGCGATCCGAAGAAATTGAAACTCATGGCGAAGGCGCTCAATCAGGATTGGCTGAACCCCGACAAGACGACCGTGCATGGCGAAGCCTTGAAGCGCGTAGCCGCCGAGACGCAGCAGAAAGACCAGCAAAAACAGCAAGCGAAGGGCGGAATTCAGAAGATATTCAAGAGCCTGATCGACAAGGTGAAGGGCCAGCAGACGCAATACACGCCTGACGAGCAAAAGAAGATGGAGCAGGAAATCATCAACAAGGCTCCCACGACTACGGGTGTGTTTGACATCAAGCAGGTCAATGAACTCTCGACGCTCGAAAAGACGCTAGTCGAAGCCCGCCAGAAGTATCAGTACATCCCAGCGGCGGACGGGTCCATCTGGGCGGTGAACAAGAACGACCGTTCCGACGCGCATCAACTGCGCGATACCGATACTGGCGAAGCGGTGAAAGGGAAAACGGCGGCGAAGGAAGGTCAAGTCTACATGGCAAACGGGATGCCTGCTGGTGTATTCCATGCTGGCAAGCCCGTAATGCCCGGCGATCCCGAGTGGAAGCCGGAAGATCAGAAGATGTTCGACGTTGCCGTTAACGGCGCGAAGGAAAAGCAATTCTTGCGTGTTGATCCGGCGATTGCGGCTATGGTCGGCGATCCGCCCGATCCCGGTAAATTCAAAGGAGGGAGGAGCGATCCCGAGTACGGCAAGGAACTGACGACCTGGGGAAAGGCGGTTTTCGCCAAGCAAGAGGAGAAAGCCGCCATCTCTGGGGAAGCGCGGGCGAAGGCATTCAACGAATACCGTCCGGTTCAGGCAATGGACGCGGATGGGAACGTGTTCTACACGACCGCAAAGAAGGCCATTGAACAAGGGATGGCCGGAGCCGGGGAAGGCATCAAGCTGAAGCCGCGCGAGGCGCAGATCAATGACATTCAGGTGGCTTCCCAGAAGACCCGTGAGGCGATCAACGCTCTGGACAAGAAATTCACTCCTGACCAGATTGCGAAACTGTACTATGCGATGTCATCGGAAGACCCCACGCTGGCGAATACGGAACTGTCTACTCTGGCAACGCAGAATTTGACGGAGAAGCAGCAAGACTTCGTAATCTGGGCGCGACAGTTGAACGAGCGGGCCATGTCGCTAAGAAACGTGGCAGGCATGGGCGCGGGCGCTCAGGACTTGCGCACGGCGATTCGTTCGATGATTCCGGGGATTCGCTCGGGCAGCAAGGAAATGATGAACAAGCAGTTGGATGCGTTCGATAATCAAGTGAAAATACTCAAAACCGGCATCGCGCATCCGGGGAAGGCCGCTGGTATTGGTAGTTTCAGCGTTACGGCTGGGGGAAAAACCTACACCTTCAAGGATCAGAAGTCTTTGGACTCGTTTAAGAAAGAAGCGAAAATTCCCTAATGCCGAACGGCACACAAACCGTTGATTTCGATGCGCTCGCGCAGAAGCATGGCGGCGTCATTGCGGCGTCTAGCTTGGATGATTTGGCAAAGAAGTACGGAGGCACTGCGGTTCAGGCACAAGCAACTCCTCCCAACGAATTTAACCAGACGCTCTCGAAGGCCACGGGAATCCGCGCACAGCCGAAACCGTTCACAAAGGAATGGTTCAAGCAGGGATTGTGGCGAGCGGGAGCAAGCACGGCGGATGTGGCCCCAGCAGCGGGAGCGACAATTGGAGCTATGGTTGGCTCAGAAGGCGGACCTGCGGGAGCGATTGGCGGCGCAGGTATGGGCGGTGCTGGCGGCGCAGGTCTTCAGCAACTCATGCGGCGTGCGCTCGGGTAT